TGTATTATAACCTACCTAAAAAACAACAAAGATGGATTAGGGAGGATATACCAAAAGGGTTAACAAGAGAGAATGCTACAGATTATGTAGACTATATAGATGAGGAGTTTAGAAGAAGAAGAGATGGCTTATGGTTTTATAATAATGGTATTCCTACTTATATTACTGGATCGCATTATATGTTTATTCAGTGGAGTAAAATAGATGTTGGTTATCCTGATTATAGAGATGCTAACAGAACGTTCTTTATTTTTTGGGAAGCGTGTAAAAACGACAAAAACTCTTACGGAATGTGTTTTCTTAAAAACAGACGTAGTGGTTTTTCTTATATGGCTAGTAGTGAGATAGTTAATCAGGCTACTCAAGTTTACGATAGTAATTTTGGTTTACTTTCTAAAACTGGTGCTGATGCTAAAACCATGTTTACAGATAAGGTAGTTCGTATATATAGAAACTACCCATTCTTTTTTCAACCCATACAAGATGGTTCTAGTAATCCACGTGTAGAGTTGGCATTTAGAGAACCTGCCAAGAAGATAACAAGGAATCAAAAGCATATAGAGAAGTCTGAAGCACTTAATTCTATAATAGATTGGAAGAATACTGCTGACAATAGTTATGATGGTATGAAGCTTAAGCTTTTAGTACATGATGAGGCTGGTAAGTGGACAGGTCAAAACTCTATAAAGAAAAACTGGGGTGTAACTCAAACTTGTCTTTTATTGGGTAGAAAAGTAGTTGGTAAGTGCATGATGGGTTCTACTGCTAATAAACAACAAGATGGTGGTGCAGAGTTTAAGGATATATTTTATGACTCTAACATGGAAGAAAAAGATCTTAATGGTAGAACTAAAAGTGGTTTGTATAAACTTTTTATACCAGCTTATGATAATCTTGAAGGTTTTATAGATGAGTATGGATATAGTGTTATAGATACTCCTGATAAGCCAGTTATGGGTATTGACGATATGTATATTGATACTGGTGCTAGAGATTATATACAAAATAGAAGAGATGTTTTAAAAGATGATACAACAGCGTTATCAGAGTTTAAACGTCAGTTTCCATTTACTGTAGAGGAAGCATTTAGAAATGACACACAAAGTTGTATATTTGATGTCGAAAGGATTTATCAGCAGATGGATTATAACGAAGTTAATAATACTCCTACAACAAGAGGAGAGTTTGTTTGGAAAAATGGCGTACAAGACAGCGAGGTTATATGGATACCTCACAGAAAAGGTAAGTGGGAGATTACTTGGGTTCCAGAACTTCAAAACCAAAATGTTATTACATCTAGGTATAACAAGAAGTTCCCTGGTAAATCAGATGCTTTGGTTGCAGGATGTGACCCTTATGATCATGATACCACTACGGATGGTAGAAGGTCTGATGCTGCTGCTCATGTATTCCATAAGTTTAGTATGGCAAGTGATGCGTCTATGCAGTTTGTGTGTGAGTACATTAATAGACCTCCTAAAGCAGAGATATTTTACGAAGACATGATTAAAATGTGTGTTTTTTATGGTTGTCAAATACTAGTAGAGAATAATAAAGTAGGAATACTAAAGTATTTTGAAAACAGAGGTTATTATGAATACCTGATGGATAGACCAGATATGACACATACAGAATGGAGTAAAGGGAAACAAAAAACAAAAGGAATACCTGGGTCAGGTGCTGCAGTAATTAATGCTCAAGCAGAAGCTATAGCAACATATATATATGACCACGTTGGTTATAATGCAGATACTGGAGAGATTGGTAAGTGTTTTTTTAACACGCTTTTAGATGATTGGAGTAGATTTGAGATAGATAATAGAACAAAGTACGATGCTAGTATATCGTCATCATTAGCTTTACTAGCATCACAGAAATATATAAAACCTAAAAAAGAAATAAAAAAAGCAAACCCTATAGTGAAAAAATATAATGTTAAGGGGATGTATAGTAAAAGAATTAAGGCATGATGTATAATAATACAAAAGATAAGTTAAATGGCTATCCTTCTCCGTTAGCTACGAATGAAGAAAAAGCTGACATTAAGTATGGTCTTGATTACTTTAAGGCTATGTATTATGATCATAGTAAAAATTCAGATGTCTACCATAGAGATAGAAAGATAAGATATTCTAGAAATAGAGCATACGCTGAGGGTAGTCAGGATATAGGAAAGTATAAAGACCTGTTGGATGTACAAGGTGATACTGCTTATCTTAATATAGATTTTACTCCAGTATCAATAATACCAAAGTTTGTTGACGTTATAGTTAACGGTATGGTTAATCAGGAGTACGATATAAAAGCAAAATCTATAGACCCTATAGCTGCAGAAGAAAGATTAAATAAGAAGAAGCAGATGTATGCTGATATGATTACCAAAGACTTTGTAGAAGGTCTAGAAGATCAAACTGGTATACCTCTTGCTCCTAAAGGTTTTGTTGCTAAGAGCTCTGAAGAAATAGATATGTTTATGGCTATAAACTATAAACAAAATGTAGAGATAGCATTAGAAAAAGCAATAGAGTATACTTTAGATATAAACGATTACGATGAAGTTAAAAGATTAATGATTCGTGATTTAGTTGTTTTAGGTTTATGCTCTTCTAAAATTGAGTTATCTCCTTCTAGAGGTGTTACAATTAGACACGTAGATCCTGCTAATCTTATTACTTCATATTCATCAAAGCCTGACTATAAAAACGTTAGGCATGCGGGTGAGATTTATTCTATGACTATAGCTGATCTTAAGCAGCAAGCTGGAGATCAGTTTAGTGAAGATGATTATCAAAAGATAGCTAAAGAGTATGCAGGTAAGAATAACAACCCTATGACTTATGGTGATAGAGCTTATTATGATAATGGTAACGAAACTTATGATTACGATAAGTTTAGTGTTAATGTTTTAGACGCTGAGTTTATTACAAGTCACTCTTTAAATTACGAGAAGAAAGAAAATAAGTTTGGTGGTTTTTCTGTAAATAAAAAAGCATCTAACTATAAGGCTCCTAAAAAGTCAAAAACTAAAAGAGAAAACATAGGGTCTTCAGTAAAAGTGGTTTATACTGGTAAGTATATAGTAAATACAGATTATATATTTAATTATGGCATGATGGAAAACATGCCTAGATCTAAATCTAATTTATCAGAGACTAATTTATCATATATTATATATCAACCTAATCTCTATAAGATGAAGAGCAAATCTTTGGTTGATAGAATGATTCCTTTTGCTGATCAGATACAATTAGCTCACCTTAAAATACAACATGTTCTTGCAAAGGCTAGACCAAAAGGTGCTGCCTTTGAAATTGGTTCTTTAGAAAACGTATCAAAAGGTGATGGTGGAACATTCACTCCTTTAGAGCTTCAAGAGATATACGATCAAACTGGTAATATATACTATAGACGTATAGATGATGAAGGTAATATGACTGGTGCAGTACCTATTGCTGAGTTAGAAAATGGTATAGGTAGAGATTTTGGAACTTTAATAAATGTTTATAATCATAATCTACAGATGATTCGTGATGTGACTGGTATTAATGAAGCACGAGATGCTTCTCAACCATCTAGCGAAGCACTTGTAGGTGTTCAAAAGCTAGCTTTATTAGCATCTAATAACGCTACAAGAGATATAAATGATGCTTATTTAAATGTTACAAAAAGAACTTCTCAGTGTATATCTATGAGAATGCAAGATCTTTTAAATTATAAAGGTCTACATAGTATGTATAGCAACGTTATAGGTGACACTGCAATGCACAGCATAGATATGATGAAGAAGATGTCTATACATGAGTTTGGTATAACTCTAGAGGTTGCACCTAGTGAAGAAGAAAGACAGATGATGGAGCAAAACATTCAAGTTTCTTTAGCTCAGAAAGAGCTTAGACTTGAGGATGCTATAATGATACGTTCTATTAGAAATATTAAGATGGCTAATCAGATGCTTATTCTTCGTAGAACTAAATATCAAGAAGAGCAGCAAGCTCAAGCAAGACAAGCATCAGAGCAAAACGCTATGATGCAACAACAGTCAGCACAACAGGCTGCACAGCTAAAGCAACAGCAAATGCAAGCTGAGGTTCAAATAGAGCAAGCACGTATTCAGGCTAAAAATCAAGCAGAGATGCAGCTAAAGCAATTAGAGTTCCAACTAAAAGAACAGTTTGAGCAATCTCAGCACGAGAGAAGATTAAGAGAAATAGAGTTAGGTAACTTAGGTAAAGAGGGTGCTGCGTCTGTTCAAGGAGAGGTTCGTAAGGCTATTCAAGAACAGTCTGCTATGAATCAATCTCAACTTATAGAACAGAGAAAAGATCGTAGAGGTCCTTTAGGTGAAGAACAAAAGATATCTCAATAGTTTGATATTAATATAAAAAAAATTATATTTGCGAAATTAACATAAATTAAATTTAAGACAATGGATATAAGAGAAGACTTATTAAGTAAACTTGGTGGAGAGGTTGTTCAACCACAAAACCAACAAAATATTGTAGACTTAACTGGTGATGAAAACCAACCAGCTGAGTCTCAACCTACAACGCAGGAACCTTCTAACGTTGTAGATTTAACACAAGAGAGTTCTTTAAATACTGAGGAGACTAACGTTGATGAATCTCAAGTTAGTCAACAGCAAGAGGGTGAGGAAATCAGTGATGACGAAGTTGTCTTACAATACCTTAGCGAAAAGCTTGGGCGAGACCTAACATCATTTGATGATCTTAACACAACTACTAGTACAGAAACAGAAAGCAATGACTTTGCTAGCGATCAGCTACGAGTTATCAATGAGTATGTTAAAAACACTGGTCGTACAGTTCAAGATTACCTAAACACTCAAACTGTTGATTTATCCAACGTGTCTGATGATGCAGTCTTAAAGGAGTATCTAAGATTAGATAATCCTAATTTAACTGAAGCTGAGTTAAATGATTACATGGCTACAACATACAAGATGGACAAAGAGGAGTATAACGAGAGACAAATGAACGCTGGTAAGGTTCAGCTCATGAAGGACGCTAAAGCTGCTAGAGACTACTTTAACGAGGTCAAAGAAGAGTATGCTATGCCTACAGAGTCAGAAAGTTCTTCTATATCCCCAGAGGATAGGGAAGAATGGATTGGTACTATGAGTGCTGAGGTTGATGACTTGGATGGTATATCATTCGCTATGAACGATCAAGGTGAGGAGTTTGTTTATCAACTTGATGATTCTGCAAGGAATGAAATCAAGGGGTACAACTCAGACCTAGAAAGTTTCTTTGATCAGTATGTAGACGAAGGTGGTAACTGGGACTTTGACAAGCTTAATACAGATATGTATATCTTGAACAACATAGATAAGATTGTTCGAGGTGTCGCTAATCAGTACAGAAGCAAAGGAACAGAAAGCGTAATTAATGAGATTAAGAACCCATCATTTGCACAAGACAAGCAAGATGCACCTCAGAAGCAACAGACAACTCTTGATATGTTAAGAAAACAAATTTTAGGTTAAAAAAGAAAATTAATTACTATTTATTTAAAATTATAAAAAAATGGCAACAGTAAGTTTAGCCTCAGGAATGGTGCCAACACCTTCTAATGTGGCAGTTGCAAGCACATCAAACTATGTAGGTACATCAACGTTAATTAATGCTGATGGTACAGATGGTATTCCATTACATAAACGTGATGTAGATGAGCAACTAATTAAACGATACGGTAATCAAGGGATTACTGGATTAATGGAATTGTTGGGTAACAAGAAAGAAACTACTCAACAAACTTTTGAACACTATGAAGAAACTTTCCTTCACAATCACTTTACAGGTGCTATCTCTAGTAACGATTTAACTATTGATAATGCTTTTGATGATTTAGGTAATGCTTCAGGTAATACAGCAGTTCGTGATGGCGACCTTTTGTTAGGTAATACAGGTGTTATGTATTATGTAACTGGTAAAGCTGATGGTTCTGCGTCTTCTCAACCAGAAGATAACTTTCAATTAAAATTAGTTTCTACAGGTGCTCTAGCTGGTTCTCCTTCTGATACATCATTTACTATCGTAGGTAATGCTTACGCAGAAAGAACTGATCAACCAGTTGGTATTACACCTCGTGTAGATCAATACCAAAACAAGTGTCAAATTATTAAAGAATCATTTACTGTTTCAGGATCTGAAGCTACAAATGTTATTTATGTAAAAGTAAACAACCAAGAATTTGGTACTGGTTACTTATGGTACTTACAAGGTGAGGCTGATACTTACCAAAGATTTATGGACTACTCTGAGCTTGCAATGATTGTAGGTCAAGCAGGTGATAGTACTTTAGATGATGGTGCTACTGATGGTGCTGGATCTACAGTAGTAACAACAGAAGGTCTTTTATCTTTTATTGAAAACAAAGGTCAGACTATGGATCTTGGTTCTTCAGCAATTACAATGGCTGACTTTGATGCTGCTGTAAAATCTTTAGATAAACACAGAGGTGCAAAAGAGATGGCTCTTTACGCTGGTATTAATTTATCTTTAGATATTGATGACTTATTAGCTTCTCAAGGTGCTTACGCAGCTGGAGGTGCTAACTATGGTACTTTTGCTAACAGCAAAGACATAGCGTTGAATTTAGGCTTTAACTCTTTTTCTCGTGGTGGTTACACTTTCCACAAGAAAACTTATGACCTATTTAATCGTCCTGACTTGTTAGGTGGTACTGGATTTAATTTTAACGGTTTTGGTATGTGTATTCCTATGGATAACCAAAGAGATCCACGATCAGGAGAAAGTATTCCTTCTTTGCGTATGCGATACAAAGCTGCGAATGGTTACTCTCGTGAGATGGAGCACTGGTTAACTGGATCTGCAGTTTTACAAAACAAAACTAACGAAAAAGACGAGTTGCGATCTCACTACCGTACTGAACGTGGTTTTGAAGGATTTGCTCCTAACCGTTTCTTATTGTTCAAAAAATCATAATTAACCTAGATAATGGAAGGGAGTAATCCCTTCCTAATCTTTTTAAAAAAAATATATATATTATGATAGATATACACGAAAAATTCTTTTATTTTCAAGAAACATTTAGTGCAGATACTGCAAGTACCATTGGAAGTGGTGATGTTGCTATGTATCCTGTATCTTCTTTCTTGGGATTTGATACTGTAGACACCAGTGATAGCACTGTTGTTTTAAATATGAGATTTAAGCCTCTTCTGAGATCTGTTAATGATACAGCTTCAGCAACTTCTGATGACGTTGATTTAATGGCTTTAACTGTGACTGCTAATAAGCAAAAAGATGTTATTAAAGCTATTACAGATAAATTAAATGAACCTTTATCTAGAGATAGTGGTTTTATTGTTATTGCAGATAATGAAGGTGCAGACGGATCTTCTTCTGAGTATGTTAGTGAGCATGTAACTAGCGTTGTTGTAACTATTAGAGCTGCTTCTTAATTTTAACTTTTAAAAAAAAAGAAATATGAAAATGTTATATATAATGGCTGCTACAGATGGTGCATTTGATGCAGACAGTGCTACAGCTCCTGACTCAGTTTGTTATCCTATATCTAGATTTAAAGGTCTTATGTCTACTGATGATAAGAATTTTGATCTTATGTTTGAGGCACTTCAATCTGCAGGTACAGACACAGCTAATGATTCAGGTGGTAAGGATAAAATTAGTTTTGTAATAAGTACTAGTAATAATATAAAATCTGCTGCAAAAGCAATAGTTCAAGCAATCAACAAGTTTGTTGGAAAAGACAATGGATTCGTTGTTTTAGCTGACGCTTCTGATGCTAATTTAATGCCAAGTAGTGATTTTACCACTAGTATTACCATTTTAGTTGATGAGCCTGCATAAGGTTTATTGATAATATTACTGGAAGGGGCTTGTCCCCTTCCTTTTATAAAACTTTAAGTTAATTTTAGAAAATAATTATTATGACACCAACAAAAACACGTAAGGCTGTTACGCCTCCTACGTCTACTAAGGTTGAAGCTAAAGCTCCCGTAGTAGAAAAAAAATTCACTCCTCAATTTACTAATAGAAAACAAGAGTATAAACCTTCTGTTTATCAATTAGTTTCTAAATCTGTAAATCAAAAAACTAAAATGCCTCAATACCCTATAGTTTCTTTACTTAAGGCTGAGGATGTTATATTTGATCCAGAAAAAGGAGAAAATAGAAAAATTAGATACGTCCCTGGAGAGACATCTATATTTGTAGATGACCAAGCAGAGAACGCAAAGATGAGAGAGCCTATAGCTTTTAATAATGGTTATCTTTTTGTAGATCACACAAATCCAACTTTAAAACTTTATTTGGACACTTGCAATGCAAACGGTAGTAATCCTAATAGGATTAAGTCTAAAAATATTATGTTTAATTTAAAGGACGATGAAAAATCTGCTCAAGATAAAATAGCAAAAGTAACAGATACTATGGATGCTGTTCAATCTGCTCTTAAAATGCCTTTAAATGAGCTTGTAGGATATGCTAAAGTATTAGGTGTTAATACTAATAAAAGTACTGATGAAATTCGCTGGGATATGAAAATTCAAGCAGAAAAAAATCCTACAGCTTTCTTGGCAGGTATGAATGACCCTAGGACAGAAATGAAGCAGTTACTATTAATGGCTCAAGATTTTAATATTATTTCTATGAGAAAAACAGGTATAACTTGGGTTTCTTCAGGTAATACAATATGCGTACCTGCTATAGGAACTAAACCTATTGATAGAATGGTAGACTTTTGCTCTCAAGGTGAAGGAGAACAAGTGTACGCTGAGATAGAACGTAGGCTACAAGCCCTTAATGGATAATACATTAAGACTATATATATAGAAGGGGGACTTAACGGTCTCCCTTTTTTTTGATATACGGATTTATTTCGTACTTTTGCTAGGGAATAAAATAAACAATAATGACGATTGATGAAGTATATAAGCTAGTTCAGATATTTGCAAATAAGGAGCAGAGAGGGTTTATAAGTCCATCTGACTTCAACCTTTTAGCAAAGCAAGCTGAACATGAGCTGTACAATAAAAGACTTTCTATAGTAAAACAAAAATCACCTACAAGAAAATCTCAAGGATTATACGCAGAAAATTTATCTCCAGAGCTGTCAAGACAAGATATATCTACCTTTTTAAATAGAGCTGATGTAAATACGAATAGTACAACGGTACCATACATGGGAAGTACTGTGAGTGTAGTTTCTGATTATGTAGAATCCATGTTTATTCATGCGGATGAACATCACGATATTTCACATCACATTCCTGTAGATATTGTAGAGCCAAAAGATATAAGTCAAATACTTAGAAGTAGTTTGGTTAAGCCATCTATAGAATATCCTGTAGCTTTACTTGGAGCAGATGGCGGTACATCAAAGGTGTTTAGTGTATTTCCTGAAAGTATAGATAAAGTTATAATTTACCACTACAGAAATACTAATACACCAAAATGGAGTTATGTTACTGTAGCAGGTAAGCCTGTTCATGATTCTTCATCATCAACTGAATTTCAAATATCTAGTAGATGTCATGGAGAGATTGTAGTAAAAATATTAGAATATTTAGGGGTTTCAATTAGAGAGGCTGATGTTGTTCAGTACGCACAGGCAAGTGAATTAAAAGCAGATAGTTAATTATGGCAATAGATTACACAAGTATAGATGAGGTCGTAAATGACTTTCAATTAATGATGGATGATACGTCTTATGATAAAGACGCACAAATCTATCAATTAAGATTATTAGCATTACAAGGATTAAGAGAGCTTAAGTTTGACGCAGAACAAGAGGTAAAAACAATAGAAGAAATTGTTAGTTCAAGTAAGTTAAATATTACTTTACCTGATGATTTTGTTAAAATGTTAAAAATTGGTTATAAAAACAGTGCTGATGAGTTTGTTTCTTTAGGTTATAAGGATAATCTATCTTTAGATGCAACTGTAAATTCACAGATAAGCGAAGATCCTTATGATGAGAACAATCCATATTTTCATACTGACATGGGTAGAAAATACGGTGTAGGAGGTGGTCAAAATTCCTTGGGATATTATAGACTAAACAGAAATGATAACACTATAAACTTTTCTTCAGACCTTGCTGGTAAAAAAATATTTATAGAATATATTTCTGATGGTATAGGTTCTACTCAACCAAGAGATCATGTCATAAAGCTTACGTTTAATTCTGCTGGTTTGTCAGGTAATCAAATTCGTAACGGAGCTTTACTAAAAATCCCAATACCTGATACTACATTTGCTGCTTACACTTTTGTTTTTAAGACTTCAGAGCTAACTACAAGTGCAAACGATAGTGCTGGTTATATTATTAAGTTTTCAGAAAATGATTCTTCTGAGACTATAGCAGAAAAATTTTCTACCATAATAAATGAAGGCTATCCTGATTTAGCTATATCTGCTAGAGACACTAAAATAAAAGCATCTCAAAATACAAATTCGAATGAAGTTATTTTAACATATAAAAACATAGGTGTAGATCCTGCTAGTCTTTCTAAAACATTTCTTGATATTAATACAAGTCAAACTATCGGTGGTACAACAAATATTAAAGTTTTAATAACACCAATTGAATTAATTCAAAAAGGTTCTAAAGGATCAGGACCTAGAGTTCACAAATTTTGTGAAGAAGCTCTTAGATGTTATATATATTACAAATATATTCAAAGAAAGCGTGGTGTTCCTGCTAACGAAAAACAAATGGCTAAGAGAGCATATTACAACGAGAAAAGATTAGCTAGGGCTAGAATGATGAGCTTTAATAAAGAAGCTGCTATGCAAATTTCTAGAAAAGCATTTAAACAATCTCCTAAGATATAATTTACAATGGCACAAGATAAGAAAGTTTTTACAGGTGGGATGGATAAAGATTCTGATCCTCGCTTGATCAAACAGGGTGATTACAGAGATGCTTTAAATATAAGAACTGTATCATCATCAGATTCTACAGCAGGATCTGTTGAAAATATAGAAGGTAACACGCTAGTACCTTATAATTTTATTACTGAAAGTAATCAGTATGTAAATGTAGAATCAGGTATAGGTGTTAATGGTACAAATATTAGTATAGAAAATGTTGAGCCTGAACTTATACTCTTATCTCAAACTATATTTTTTTTAGGAACAGAATCAATAAACAATCAGTCTAGTTTTACACTAGGATATGAAACTAGCGAATCAAGTGATCCTGTTTTTATAGATACATCTTTTACTTCTTGGTATGGTAATACTCAATTAACTTCTACTTCAAATATACTTTATGAAAAATTTGGTCCAGGAGGTCCGCTTTCTTCTTTTAGTGTAGTAGATATTAACACAGGTCTTAGTTTAAATATAACTGCTTCAGTAGATTTTCTTCCTGGTGATGTATTTGATGGTTCAAATATATTTGGAGTAACATTTACATCTACTCAACCTGGTGGTGAATTTAGCCTGGTCTTGGAAAGTGGGTCTTATACAAATGAATCTTATCCTGACTTACTATATGTTTTAAATGAGGATTATGGTAGTTTATTCTACGATACTGCTACTTTAAGTTATTACATTGGAGACAGTATTTTTATTGCTAGTTCTAATGGTTTTTCTCAGTCTAACGATGACACTAATGTAGATGATGACGGGACCTCATTTGGTCCTGGTCCTGCGGTTAGTGTTTTAGGAGGAGGTATAATAGACTTAGTTATTGAGGGAGAACAACCAGAAATTTATCCTGGTGATCCTGAGGTTACTAACCCTAATACAGATGAAGTTACAACTGGTGGTGTTAATATATATTCTTATGATCAAACTAGTGGAGATGGACTATCTGTTGATGATTATATTATAACAGAAGTTTTAAATTTAACTGAGTCAACTGATAAATTTGACAGTGGTGGTGAGTTTCAGTTTGGTTCATCTCAAGATAGTATATCTCAATTTTTTGATGACGCTATATCTAATGATAAGTTTGGAGAGGTAATAATAGAGGGTACTAATGGTAGTACTACTGATTTATCAAGTATTACAACTAACTTTGTTAAAACTACAAGCCTTGGTGGTAAAGCCTCTGTTGCAGGTAGAAATAACCCAGATAGTGTTAGTTATTCTCAGTTAGAGTTTTATTTCAATAGTGAGGAGGTTTCAGAGGGAGATGGATTTAGTATTAGTGAGGGTACTTTAACTTTTAGTGGTGTTGATGTAAAAGCTATAAATACTTATGTTCTTAACGCAAATATAATAGAGGGTAAAAACTTTAAGTTAGATTTAACTATATCAGGATTACCATCTGGTAATAGTTTTACTGTTAATGTAGGTAATGACACCTTTGGTACAATAAGTGCTGACGGGTCTCATAGTATATTTATAAACGACCCTAACAATTCTTCTGTTATATTTTTACAGTTTGATAAAGATTTCACATCTTCTGATACCCTTACCCTAACAAGCGTTAGATTATTTTTAGAAGACGAGCAAGTAGATAGCCTAACTATTAGGTTAGCTTCACCAAGCTTAACAAGGTTTAAATTAGCTTTTGCAGCAAGTGAAACTCAGTTAAGAAGTGATTTAGTAGCTGGAAATCCAGTTACTACTTTACCATCTTGGTATAGTGGTACTTCAATAAAACTTATTAATAGATCTATTGGTACAACTGATTTATCTTCAGTTAATGTTGATTATCAGGAGTTGTTATTAGAGTTAGATGAAGCTAACAGTAGAATAAGAGTTTTAACAGCACAGCTAAACTCAATAACAAGCTCGTATAATGCCCAAATAGTTAAGTTACAAAATCAATTGGATGTAGCTAATTCAAACTTAGCTCAAGTTAATATTGAGTTAGCTAACGCAGTTGCATTTGCAGACAGACTTCAACGTGAAAATGAAGTTCTTTTAGATGCTCAAAGACAATTAGAATCTATTATAGCAAACTTTATAGTAGAGGTTTCAAATCCAAGACCAGAAGAACTTATTGATATTTACGAAGGAAGTATAGAAGGTATTCATCATGCACTTGATTTAATAGCTGCAGACTTAGTTAACGTATCTACAACTACTCTTGTTAATGCTGATCTTCAAGCTACAATAGATGAGTTGACAGCAGAAAACGAAAGTTTAAAAATTCAATTAAATGATTTAGAACAGCAGATTAATGTTAAAGATAATACCATAGTAGAGTTAAATACTCAATTAACTGGTCTTCAAAATGCAAATGACAATTTAATTAGTGACATCAATATTTTAAACAATGAAATAGATAATATTTCAGATAATTTTTCTTCGTATGAAGCTGCAGTAGGATCTGAACTTCTTAATGCGAGTGATTACTTAGGTGAGACCGCTACCTTAGAAAATCTTGCTGCCTTAATTTCTAATACTCTTAATGTTCAATCTTCTAACTATGAAGATCAAATTAATGGTCTTCAAACTGCATTAGATGATGCTCAATCTTTAGCAACTCAAGCTGAAATTGACGCTGCTTTTACACAGGGAGCTCTCTCAATAGATATTACTTCTGATAACGCAGCTATAGTTGCTGCTGCTTATGCAGATGGTGCTGCTTCGATAACTCCAGAAGATGGTATTACACAGGCTGATGTAGATGCGGTTATGGCTCAAGCAGCGTCTTTTTCTCAAGCTCTTGCCGAAGTAACATCTGAATTTAATATACTAAAAGATTTGTATGATGCAGTTTTAGAAAATCAGGAAGATGGTATAACGCAAGCTAATATTGATGCTATTCAAATTGCTGCTGATAATGCTGTTGCTCAAGCACAAGCAGAATTAGATCAAGCATTAGCTGATAAGCAAGCTGCAGATGATGCTTTATCTGTTGCACAGGGTGATCTTGATGATGCACAAGCTGATCTTGCTCAGGCACAATCTGATCTTGCTGAGGCAGAATCTGATAACGATGCTGCTGGTGTACAACTTGCTGAGAATAATATTACCATTGCTGACCTACAGATTCAAGCTGCTGAAAATGAAGTTACTATTGCTAGTCAAACAGCTACTATTGCTGATCAACAGGCTGAAATAGATCAATTAGAGCTTGATGTAATTCAAGCTTTTGCTAACGGTGAGGCATCTGCATTAGCAAATGTTGAGGATGTAGTGTCAGATAATATTACAGAGGCTTATAATGAAGGTGCTGCTGCTGTAGTTGGAATTATTACTGGGACAACAATTGATCCATCTGTATTTAATGATCCAAGCTTTGATGCTGCTTCTGAGGCTAGTAATTTTATTGAGGAACTTCAAGCTGATCTTGCAGTGGCTCAAGACAATGCTCTAGTAGCTCAACTTCAGCTTCTTCCAGTACAAATTGCATTATTTGAAGCTGAACAACTTAATAATTCTTTACAAGAAACAATAGATACCTTTAATGCTACAGTTGGTCTAAGTTTTGTAGAAATTGTTCCAGATCCATTGCTTAACTCTGGTACTTTTGTTCAACAGGGTATTCCTGTTGAGGGATATCAACAAGCTTTTTTTTCTCATTCCAATGGTGCTATTAAATTTGACGACCCTAGTAATCAAAATTTTTCTCAATATTTTGATATTGCTCAAAT